GCCGACGGGCCCAGCGCCGCCAACGGTCCACTCACCACCGACGCTTCGGCGATCAGCTTCCGCAACGACTGGGGCTCGAAGCGCATCTTCCTGGTCGATCCGGGCGTGATTCGCTTGAACCCGGTCACGGACGTCAACGATACGCAGGCTGCCTCGGGCTACGTGGCCGGCGTGATCGCGAACCAGGATGCCACCAACGGCTTCTGGTTCTCGCCCTCGAATCAAGTGCTCAACGGCGTTCTGGGCACCAATCGCCCGGTGGACTTCGCCATGGGCGATTACTCCAGCCGCGCGAATCTCCTCAACCAGAACGACATCGCAACGGTCATCTACCAGCAGGGCTACCGGCTGTGGGGCAACCGCACATGCTCGGCCGACCCGCAGTGGACGTTCCTGTCGGTCGTCCGCACCGCCGACATGATCAACGACGCGATCCTCCAGAGCTTCCTCTGGGCCGTGGACCGCAACATCACCAAGACCTTCCTCACGGACGTCGTCGATAGCGTCAACTCCTACCTGCGCAGCCTGCAGGCCGAAGGCGCCATCATTGACGGCAAAGCCTGGGCCGATCCCGAGCTAAACACCCCGGCGACGATCGCCTCGGGCCAGATTTACATCGACTTCGATTTCGCTCCGCCCTATCCGGCTGAGCACATCACCTTCCGCTCGATGATCAATGACAACTACCTCACGGAGGTGATCGCGTAATGCCTTATCCGCAACGTCTGCAGAACTTCGCCGTCTTTGCAGACGGCAAAGGCTATGTGGGCCTGGCGCCCGAACTCAACCTGCCGAAGGTGTCTTCGAAGACGGAGGAGTACCGCGCCGGCGGGATGGACACGCCGGTCGAAGTGATCACCGGCACGGAGAAGCTCGAGTGCTCCTTCACGCTGGCCGAATACAACGCCGCCGTGATGGCGCTGTGGGGCATCACCACGAGCGCGGAGACGCAGTTCAGCTTCCGCGGCGCCATGCAGCGCCAAGGCGAGGACGCGCAAGCGATCGTCGCTACGGTCGGCGGCCGGATCAAAGAGCTCGATCCAGGCACGTGGAAGGCTGGCGACCAGGCCACGCTCAAGTCGTCCATCGCCGTGACTTATTACAAGCTCAACGTCAACGGCACGGACGTGATCGAGATCGACGTCGTCAACATGAAGCGCATCATCAACGGCGTCGACCAGCTCGCCAGCCAGCGCGCGGCGCTGGGCATCTAACGACTTCTGCAGCCATAGCAGACCCGGCCGGACGGGATGTCCGGAGCTAATCACTCGGTGTTCTTGGAGATGGGGCGGTCTTGCGAGCCGCCCCGCTTTTTTAGCAGGATTCCATGCAGCAAACTGAAACCACAATCAAACTTGAATTCCCCATTACTTCCGGCGCGCAGCTGATCCAGGAGATCACGTTGCGCCGTCCGAAGGTAAAAGACACCCTCGCCGCCCAGAAAGTGGCCGGCAGCACGGCGGAGCAAGAGGTCCGGCTGGTGGCGAACCTCGCGAGTCTCACACCGGCTGAAATCGAAGAACTCGATGCCGCCGATTATGCGCGCGTGCAGGCGGTACTTGAGCGTTTTTTCTCCCCGGCGCCGCGGAACTCCGCCAGAGCGTAGTCTTCCTTGCAAACGTAACAGGCTGGTCTCTGTCTGAACTTCTCGATCTGTCGATCGAGGACTTCCGCGACTGGTATGAAGCCGCACAATCTCTCCGCGAAACGCTGACTCCCCAAAGCTGATGCCTACTCCCAACGCCAGTGTCGTTGTCAAAATCGGTGCGCTGATGGATGCGACCGTCGGCTCTGTCTTCGGCAAGACCACGTCTGGTCTCAAGAAGATCGGCGACACGCTGAAGGACCTGGCGTCGCGCTCGCAGGAGATGAAGCGGCTGGATGCTGCGAGCGTGCGATTGGGTGAGTCTGTGGAAGGGCTCAACGCGCGCTACGAAAAGCAGAGTGCCACGCTCGCCAAGGCGGAGGCACGCTTCGCAACGATCAAGGAGAAGATTACTGCGGCCGGCGGCGCCGACGAGAAGCTGGCCACCCAGCTTGCGCATGCCGATGAGGCGGTGCTGCGCGCCCGGGTGAACCTGGACCGCACGAACGTCAGCCTGACCAAGACCAGGACGGATTACGCCGAGGCCTCCGTCGCGGCGGAGAAGTTCCGCGCTGCCAATCAGCATGTGGAGTCCTCCCTGAACCAATTGGGAGCAGCCATGAAGCGCTACGAGCGCGCCAGCGCTGCGCTGCAGGCTAATGAAGCCAAGCGTTCTGAGTACCGCAGCAAGATGCTCGGCGTCCTCGCCGCGGGCTACGCCATCCGAAAGACCGTCGAGAAGGCGGCGGAGGGTGAAGAGGCCGGGCTGAAGCTCAAGTGGTCGCTGGACGGCGGGGACGCGCGCCATCAAATCGGCTCGATCATTGAGCAGACACGCGCCATTGCGGCCAGAACGATGGCGACGGCTCCGGAGCTGTTCAGGATCCAGGCTGTACTGAATCGCGAGAGCCTGTCTGCGGACGAGTCGCGCATCGCATCGGAAACGATCCACAAGGTTGCAGCAGTCACCGGCCAGGACGCGGCGGAGACGGCCAAGGCCATCGCGGGCATTTACAACACGGTCGGGCTCCAGATGGTGGGCTCGACGCAGCAGAAGCTCTCGCGCATCGGCGACCTGGCTACGGCGATGCAGCAGCGCTTCGCCATCGATGACATTGGCAGCCTCGGCGCAGGCCTCGCGAAGGCGTTGCCCCAGGCGACAATGGCGCGGGTGAGTTTCGAGCAGACTGGCGCTGCGATCGGCGCGCTCACGCGCCACGGCCTCGACGCCGGCGCTGCAGGCCAGCAGCTGAGCGCTGTGCTGATCAACCTGACGAAGGCTTCGAAGCAGCTCGGCTTCCAGCTTGTTCATGACGCCAAGGGCAACCTGGACTTCGAAGGCACCATCCTCTCCATGCAGGCTCGCTTGAACCGCATGGGCGGCCTCGAGCGTAACCGGGATGCGCTGACCAAAGCATTCAGCCGGCGTGGCGCGGGTGCTGCTTTCTTGCTCATGGAAGCCGCGGCGACCGGCGATCTAGTGAAGGCGCAGAACGCACTCGCGAGCAGCACGGGCACTGTCGATCGGGAGTACAAGGAGCTCGAAAACAGTGCCAAGGGCATGCTCCTCAAGATCGGCAAGGCCATTGATGAGACGCTGATGCCGATCGGCCGTGCGCTCCTGCCCGGGCTCAAGGCCGTGCTTGAGCCGATCGGTAAACTCGCGACGTGGGTGGGCGGCTTCCTGGAAAAACACAAGACGCTGGCGGCCTGGCTCGGCGGGATTACTACGGCAGTGATCGCGATGACCGCAGCGGTCTACGCCGGCGGCTACGCGTGGGCCTTCGTCCAAGGCGGCTGGCTCCAGGCCGGCGAAGTACTCGCATGGCTCAAGCTCAAACTCGTCGCGCACAGGCTCGCAGTGCTCGCGGATGCCGGTGCTTCGGAGACTGCAGCCGTCGCCACCGATGGTCTGGCAGCAGCGGAAGTTGCCGAGGCCACGGCGGCAAAGGGCGCCAATGTGGCCCTGGCAACCAGGATTGGTCTGCTTGGAAAGCTCGGTGGGGTGATCGGCGGGCTCGGGCTGGGTTGGTATTTGGGGGGCAAGTTTTCTGGCACCAACTATCAGCACACCGCAAAGGGCGCGAGCATCCGGAAAAGCTATCGGGGCGCTCCAGAGGACGACGATGCTCCATCAACAGAGCAAAAGGCCGCCGATGAATCCCGTAGCGCGCTGCCCACCCCGGAAGAGCAGGTAGCCTACCAGCAGGCAACTCGAAAGAAGATGGGGCTTGCGCCGTTGCCCATCGGCGCGGCAATGAAGAACGTGACACGTCCCAAGCCGGAGCCGACAGAAGGCTTAAAGATCCCGCACATGGCCCAGGGCGGCCGCGTTACAAAGCCGACCGTCGCTCTCATTGGCGAGGCGGGAACGGAAGACGTGATTCCACTCAACCGGCGCTCCGGCGTCGCAGGAACGTATACGTTCACCATCCACGCTCCGATCACCATCAGTGGCGTCACCGATCCCCGCGCCGTCGCACTGCAGGTCCGCTCAGAGCTTGAACATGCGGTTCGCGATGCCGAGGCGCGCCGGCGCGGAGGAACGCACGACTGATGGCCACCGACATCATGATGCAGCTCGGGAACTTCCAGTTCTCGATCGGTACCGCTGCGTATCAGGAATTGCGCCGCAATGTGGAATACCGCTGGGCGGAACTGAACCGGATCGCTCACAGGCCTTCGCTCCAGTTCGTGGGCGTGGGCCGCGATGAGATCGAATTGCGCGGCGTGATCCTGCCTACGTTTCAGGGCGGCATCCACCAGGTGGACATTTTGCGCACTTACGCCCAAAAGGGCCAGGCGCAGACGCTTACCACCGGACGCGGTGAAAACTGGGGACCCTGGTGCGTGCTGGCGATCACCGATGAGCAGCGAACGCTGACCTTTAAAGGCACGCCGCTCAAGATCGAGTTCAGCTTGCGGCTCAGCTATTACGGTCCGGATGATGACAGCGCGGGCTCGCGCGGCTACGTCTCTTCGAGCTGGAGCAACCTCCTGGGCAAGCAAGGCGCGACATTGATTACGCCGCCCGATATCGCGACCGCCAAATCCGGTGTCGTGCCGCCGGTAAAAGCCTCGCAGCTGGGCAGTCTGACACCCGCACTCGCTGCTGCCAAGATTCCTCCCCAGGTTGCGGCGTCGACGCTCACCAAGGCAATCCAGCAGGTGCAGTTGATCCAGAGAGACGCAACCGCCGCGGCAACAGTCCTCGCCGGGGTTTCGATGACGGTCTCGAGTCTCAAGAGCGGGATTGCTCATGATCCGGTGGGCACGCTAAGCCGGGTGCTCACCAGCGGCATTGGACAAGCCGGGATCCGGACGCTGTTCGGTGCGGACCTGGCCGGATCGCTCTCTCAGATCGGCGCGGCGGTGCAGGTCGGCCAGGGCACTGTCCAGACTGTGGGCAACCTGCTTGCCACCACAGCACGGAGCGTGAATCACTGATGGCGCAGCAGTACACCACCAAGGCGAACGACATGGTCGACGCGATTGCTTACAGGGTCTATGGCGCGACGGCGGGCTATACCGAGGCCATCTTGGCCTCGAATCCCGGTCTCGCCGATCAAGGTCCGCTCTTGCCAGCGGGCATCGCCATCACGTTGCCGGACCTCAGCGACCAGGCCCAGCAGGTTCAGACCGTCAAGCTCTGGAGCTAATGTGACACCGCAGTTTCAGATCAGCGCTAACGATGTGGATCTCACCGCGAAGATCGCGGCGCGCCTGATCCGCCTGCGCATTACCGACGAAGTGGGCGTGACCTCCGACCAGTTGCAGATTGACCTCGACGACCGGGATGCAGCCATTGTGTTGCCGCCCTTCGGTGCAACGCTCGAGTGCTCACTCGGGTACAAGGAGTCCGGCCTGTCCGCGATGGGCCGTTGGATAGTGGATGAACTCGAAGTAGAAGGGCCGGACCGGCGCCTGACGCTCCGGGCACGGAGCGCAAACACGCCGGCGCCCGCGGCGAATACAAACTCGACCTGCATTTCCGGACTCCAGGCCCGCAACAACGACACCTACGCCGGACTGACGGTCGCGGGCATTGTGGCCAAGATCGCCACCCGCAACCATCTGGGCGCGGCGGTCGATCCGACCATTGGTGCGATTCAGATTGCCCACCGAGCGCAGACCGGCCAGAGCGATAACGAGTACCTGTCCGTGCTGGTGGAATTGGTGAACGCTGGCTGGAAAGTCCAGGGCGGCAAGATCATCGTGTTTCAGCACAACGCCGGCGTCGCGCCGTCGGCCTCTGGTGGAACGGGCCAGTCCATTCCAGCGACGAATCTGGCGCCCAGCGATTGTCTGCGCTGGGCGGCCACGCTGACGCGGCGTAGCTCGCACAGGCGTGCACGGGCCCGCTATCACGATCCGCAGGCCGGGCAAGACACTTACGTGGAAGCAGTCTCAGACGACGCCACGGAGGAAGACACTGTCGATACCGATCCGGCCGA